GGCATCCTCACCACTTTTATCAATTTCAGTTTTTAAAATTTGTGTAGATCCAATAGGCAGAAGTTCTTTGAGTCTGTTCTTGCTTGCCAGACCAAACAATTTCTCTACCTCATCTCTAGTTCTGGATTCAGGAGTATCGATACCCATCATCCTCACTCTCTCTTTATGCATCCACATTCCAAATCCTAAGTCGATATCAATATCTACTGTATCTCCATCTACGACCCTTAGGATTTTACACTTGTACATATACATACTTTTCTCCTATGTTACTTTACATAAGCTCCAACACGTCCGTGGACGTCCGGATACTTAATATATCTAAACCCAGGAGGAGGATTTATCTCCTCTCCGATCCATACCGGAACGAACTCAGTAATATCCCCTTCAAAGTCTTCATTGTATCTGAAATGCACTTCAATAAGTTTGCCGTCAATAAACTCACAGTTCATGTATTTGTATTTGTCGGCAAATGTATTTAATATTTCTGGTAATGGGACTTCGTCATCTGTTCTGACCCATCTATTCCATTTGGTAAATGTGTTATCGGGCTTAAACCCCTCTACACATAATATTTGTTTTCCATATTCGTAATCTACAGAAAGGTGTCTTCCTTCAAACCACTCACACCAAAAGTGTCCATACTCCAAATGCATAGTTTCTTTGTCTAACCAAACCTTCTCGGCACCTAATCCAAGACCCATCGCATTAACGCAAGGTCTTGAAACATACCATCCAGGCTTGGGAACATCAACTCCTGTAGGCCCACAACTGTAGCCTAACTTCCTAGAAAGGATAAGTTTATCTACAGCCCACAGATCATCCGGATCTGCTACCTTCCAAAAAATATCTTCTAAGGTATCTTCATATTTCATTGAAATTGTAAAGCTCTCAGTTGTTGTATTTCTTGCTCTAGCTTCATTACCTCGAGTTGCTTCTTTCTTAACTCAAGCTCATACAATCTATTACAATCAACTCTGGCTTTAGGCTTCTGACCGAGTGGAATAACTATTCTTGCGAAGACACCTACGTCTCCTACTCTGTTATCAACGTAACCTTGAAGTGGATCAGTGTATCCTCTTCCTATGATTCCAGTTACTCCGAACTCCAGATTAGTAGCAGACCCTATAGCATTAGAGCAATCTAAGTCTCCAGCTTTAAATCTGTCTGATTGATAGCTACCAGGAGCTGTCGGCAGTGACAAGTTTAGAGAACTTGATCCTGTTTGAGCATATGCTATAGGACAAATAAAGAATAATAAAATAGCAATTAAACTTTTGAACATATCCTTGACGTCACTCCTGTTTGGGAAGTATCATCAATAAAAATCTTAGACTCAGTACAAATGTATTCAATTCTGTCGCAGTCTACTTCTCTTATATAAATGTCTATACTTTTAGTTTCCAGATAAGAAACGTGAACTAGTTTTGAGGTAGAGGCAAAAGGAATAGGTTGCCATTCCTCATCGAATACTGTAATCTCGTAGTACTCTATTTCTTCTCTTTTGTTAAATAAGCTCATTGTAGTCACAACAATACCGTCTAAGAATGAAGGTTCAAACTTAGGATATGTTGGTGTCCATTCGTGAGCTTGAGCAGTAGCAGCAAATATAAAAACTGCTACTGCTGTAAACAATCTAATCATTAGTTAGCTATACACTCTGCTACAACGTTAGTTGAGTATGTGCCACCTGGAAGGGATTTTTCAAAACCATATGTTACACTTGAATCAATCTGGAACCATGTAGAACCAGCTACAGAAAGATCGTATTCTGTAATGTTGTCATATTCTACTTTGGCTGCTTCATATCCAGCCATACCAGCATCAGATGTTGAAGATACAGTAACCTCTCCATCCCAGTTCAAAGCATCTGAAAGCGTCGGTGATGTAATAAACTCTTGCGGCCAAGAAATTTTAGCTGTATAGTAATCAGCAATCGTTACGTCATATCTTACTACTGGATAAACACCACCATCAACTGGATCAGTGCTTAATTCGTCTGGTGAAGGGTTTCCGTAAACACCAGCGGTGTCAGTATATACGGAACACTTCGATGAAACACTTCCTGTGATAGGTGTTGTTTCAGCTAATGCTATAGAAGCTATACTTAATCCTAAAATAGTCGAGATAACCTTTAACATATTTCCTCCTAGTTGTCTCTTTCATATTGAGAGCGTACCATGGAATTGTATCTAGCGCTATTGGCTAGGTTTCTCAACGCCCTGTTATTCTCAGGTATCTTATTATCTTTTAATTGTATTGTTTCTTTGTACTCGTTGCCGGGAATATCAAATTCAATATATGGTTCAATCACTCCGACAGCAGAGAGCTGATCCATTATATTTTCTTGTTGATCATAATCGATTAGTCCACCGACTTCAGGATCTACAAATAAAAAGGTTTCTAAATCATTGTCTTCTTCTGGCTCTTCGATAATAACAGACTCTTCTAGTTCTGCTGCTCGCTCCAGCTGTATTTGCACCCACTCATCATAGTATGGATCATCTTCTGAAAGGTAATCCAGTGTCGATAGGTATTTATACAATGCTTCTAAAAATCCTGGACATTGCGGATTTAACAAAGGATTAGAACAGATAATGTTAGGCTCTGTAACATCCATCCTGTATAGATAAACAACTGATGGATCTGAGATTACTCCATCTCCGTCTATTGATATCTCGCCATCTCCCCATCTAGTTGCATCTGTACCAGTAAATCTAAAATATTTTTGTATAGAGTTGCTAGGTAATCCAGACCAATCGTCAACTTCTTCAAAAACATAACCACCGTTAATAGGATCTATGTTTCTTACATACACAGAGACATTAGCCTCTGTTTCCTTTTCCATAACATAGTAATAAGATATTCCGTTGACCACTAGATCAACGTTTGGAGAACTACTGTCTGGCAGTACTCCATTCATGGACCATGATAGTCCATTACTAGCAGCGTTGTTTGTTACTCCGTAGGTAGTCTCACTGTAAGAGTAAGAAGAGAAGAGCAACAACAACACCGCCACCGAGAAGTGTGGTACGGGTGTCTGGATCAACGCTTANTCCTGCACTGTTTCTAGTGGTAGGTTTTTTATCTGAATTGGAAGGATCGTTCCAAGCATCTTTAGCTTGTTCACCGATTAGTCCATCGATAGGACATGGGGTTCCAGCATTCATCATAGCCTCAAAGATTCTAGGATCTTGACACATTACTGATACAGCTGCAACCTTCATTCCCATGTCATATAAAGTCTTAGCGTTTTTAAGTTTCTCACAATTCATGTCTCTCACAGTAGAACCGGATGATATTCCAAGAATTTGAGTTTGTACAGCTCCAGAAATACCAACAGTACATAAGTCAGAATTGGAACTATTAATAGATGGGGATATCGCAGACGGTGGAGGCGATATTACTGTTGTAGTAGATTCTGATGTTGTATCGACAGTGCTTTCATTGTAATTTTCAGTCACTATTGGATCAGATTGTGTAAATGCAATATTTGGTATAGTCAAAAGCACTGCTATTGCTAGCAGTCTTTTAAACATGATTTCTCCTAGAGGTCAAATAGTTTACGAGATGATATCACTTCAAAGAATGTTTTGTTTTTGTTAGTATTAATGTTGTTATAATTCTTCAAAGAAATTTCTGAATAGGTAGGTCTATAGTGAAGAGTTCTTTCCTTAGGAATAACCATTAACTGACCTGTAGTTTTCATAGTCCTTCTTCTATCATCGATTCTCATGGGATTCATTTGAGGATCTTTCTCTTCTCTAGATGATAGAACTTGCAGCATATCTTCTGGTGTCTTAATAGATTTTAATTTTTTTAGAACGACTTTTAGTCTGTTTTCAGAGGAACGTCGTGAAGCTTTTTCATGAGCATTATCTTTATTATTCTGATATCCAGCCCATGGAAGATCAATACCGTGATTGGTTCTTACGATGCCATCAGTCTTTTTAAGTTTCTTAAATCTATATTCATATTTTTTGTTAGGACCATGGTAATCTCTGAATGCGCCTTCAAGAATGTAGCAATCATTATCATCAGCAATAATTGTGTTACCTGGGATCTGCATGGAGATTAAAGCATTTAATGCAGACTTAGCAGTCTTCTTAAAAAGTGCAGTTCTAATTCTGTATCCGTCTGGAGCGTAGTATGTTCTTTCTGATTGATCGTCAGATCCTGCAGCTGCTCCTTCTTTCTCATCTTTTTTAACCATAATGGAAGCAGATAATATAGCAACACCATACTCGTTAACTCCTTCTGTGTAACGAGTCTTATCATCTTGCATATAAAGTCTTTGTACACCGTTCCTATTGGACTGCTTAATAGATACAACGGGCTTATAATTACGATCTCTATTCTTAGCAATCACCCAACCGTATTCAGGAAGATGTTTAGCCACGACAACACACATGTTGACTCCTTTGTGTAAATAGCTTATATTATTTATCTATTTCAATAGGAGATGTTCGATGAACGAATATTTAATTTATACTACAACCAACTGCATCTGGTGTGAAAAGGCTAAAAATCTTATCGAAGAAAAAGGTCATAAATACAAAGAAGTAGTGTTGGGCAGGGATGTAAGTAAAGAAGATTTTAATAAGATGTTCCCAGATCAAACTACCGTTCCAGTCGTAGTTTTAAATGGTAGTAAACTAGGCGGATATCAAGAACTTACTGAATCGGTGAATCAACAAATTTTAAAAGGTTAATATGACTGAAATTGAAAGAAACGAACTTAGCAAAAATGCTATGGGCGGTACTGAATTAATGGCCACTGCACTGGCAGAGAAATTAGATCCAACACTACGTGACAAGTTTCAAATTATTTGTTCTCGTGTAAGGGATATTGAAGAAGACAAAATTCCAGTATTGTGGCTCCACGATCTACCAAACGATCCAGAGTCTCATCATCTTTCCGATCCAGAAAGCCGCAAAAGATTTGCTAAGTTTGTATTTGTATCTAATTGGCAGATGAACGAGTACATCCATACGTATGGCTTAAACTGGGATGATTGCTATGTTATTAAGAATGCAATTGAGCCTATTGAGCTCGAAGAAAAACCTAAAGATGGAATTGTGAGACTTATCTACCATTCTACACCTCATAGAGGTCTTGAATTGCTTGTTCCATCTTTTGAACATCTTGCTGATAAACATGATAATATTGAACTTGATGTTTATTCTAGTTTTGATTTGTACGGTTGGTCTGAAAGAGATAAACCATATGAGGAATTGTTTCAAAGATGTAAGGATCATCCTAAGATCAACTACCATGGAACACAACCTAATTCAGTAATCAGGGAAGCTTTGAAAAAAGCTGATATTTTTGCTTATCCTAACATCTGGCCCGAAACATCATGCCTCTGCGCTATCGAAGCGCTTGATGCTGGCTGCCTTATGCTAGCTCCTAATTATGCAGCGCTCCCAGAAACTGCTGGATGTTGGGGTATCACATACCAATGGACGCCTGATGCTAATAAACATGCCAATTTATTTACCAGCATTCTAGATAATATGATCGTTACACTTACTAACAATAAAGAAGATGCTGAACATATGATCATTCAACAGAAATTATATTATGACAATTTCTTCTCATGGGATGTAAGAATTAAAGAATGGAATCAAATGTTGAACAGTATTTTGTGGGAAAGAAATGAGCTCTAATAATATTTTTACTTTTCCTGATAAAACTAGTAGTTTTGATTCCAACATTGTAGATCCACCTAAAGATGTAGATCAGTCTGTTACTAAGTTAAAGAAATCATATTGTGATGTAATGGCTAACGAAATGTTTAGAATTATCATGAGAATGATAGAACAGAGTGGAGCTATGGACTCCATTGATACAGAGGATGAAGGGCAGTTCAATGCCCTTCAACCCAGAATTATTATGTTAAAAGAAGTACTATTCTCAATTTATTGTTTTTTAGAAAATATAGACTACGACTTAGACGAAGTGTTTGATACTATGTTTAAACCTCTTGCTATTGGAGGCGATGAATTCAATACTGAGCTCTACGCAACGTTTGATACTAAATATAAAGAGATGTTGATTGAAATGACTAAACAATATAATAAGGATAATCATGGTTAGAAAAAGTGTTTATGAGATTCTAGTTGAAGTCTCAGAAGTAGTATCATTTCACGATAGAGTGAAAAAGCTCAGATCTTATAATGACAACCAACCACTGAAGACCATCTTAAAGTATGCATTTGATCCTAAAATCAAATTTCTTTTACCTGAAGGAGCTCCTCCATATAAAGAAAATGATTTCCCAGATCAGCAAGGAAACTTGTATTACAGTTTTAAGAAGTTGTATCTGTTTATTGAGGGCGGTAATCCTAACTTAACAGATGTTAAACGCGAAGATTTGTTTATCGGTATTTTAGAAACTGTAGATAAAGATGATGCTAAGGTGTTGATAGGCATGAAAGATAAAAATATTCCAATTAAAAATATCACAGAGAAGCTGGCAGAAAGGGCCTTCCCAGACATCTTCAAATGAAAAGAAACTCCAATACGAAATACGATGATATCGATGAGGACATTTTTGACGAATTTAGAGATGTTAGTGCTCAGAAGATTAAAAGACAAAAAAATATGAAAAGAAGAAAACAAAATCCCTATGACAGGGATGATTATTATGACGATTGGAACTAATGCCTTTTTACGAATTTGTAGATAAAGAAACTGGAGAAGAGTCATCAGGCATTATGTCGTGGGACGAACTTCAAAAGCATCTTTCAGAAAATCCTAATTTAAGACAAAAGCTGGCAACTCCAGGGTTTGCTGATCCACATCGTATGGGTAGAATCAAACCAGATGATAATTTTAGAGATTTACTGAGAGAAACTAAAAAAGCTCACAAGGATAGCACGGTAAATACATTTTAATGGCAAGAAGAAAAATCTTTCAAAAAAATAATAACCAACACCGTAAACAAGTTAAAAGAGAAAAGTTTGAAGATACTCTTAGAATAAAAGAAATTTATCCTAAGACTGACAATCAAAAAAAAATCTTTTCTCTTTATAGACAAAACAAGAATCTATTGTTACATGGCCTACCTGGAACAGGTAAGACATTTCTTTCTTTGTATTTGTCTCTTAAAGATCTTCTCGAAAAGGGATATGATAAAATTATTATCTTTAGAAGTGCAGTTGCAACTAGAGATATAGGATTTCTCCCTGGTTCTGCTAAGGACAAAATTAGAGAGTTTGAAGCTCCCTACGAAGAGATTTGCACTAAGTTATTTGATCGTGACGATATCTATTCTCAGCTAAAAATGAGAAAGATGATAGAGTTTAGACCAACGTCTTTTATTAGAGGAATTACCTTTGATAATGCAATAATAATTGTTGACGAAGTTCAGAATTTAAACGATCATGAAGTTTCATCAGTTATTACTCGTATGGGAAATAACTCTAAAATAATTATGTGTGGTGACTTTAGACAATCAGACTTTGTTACTAAAGGATCTGAAGAAAGCGGTATCCATAATTTATTCAAAACAATAAAACTAATGCCCTCTTTTGCACATACAGAGTTAGGTATTGATGATATTGTAAGAAGTGGAATAGTCAAAGAATATATTCAGGCTAGACACGAGTTAGGTTTATTATAAATGTTTATACATGAAAGTTTGGATTGGGAAGACTTAAGTTCCACCCAAGAGGATGGTAAGCGGTTTTACGTTACTCCAGAAGGTAATAAGTATCCCTCAATGACTACAGTCCTTCAGTTAATGACCGCTGAAGGTATAGCTAAATGGAGAGCACGTGTTGGTGATGAAGTAGCTAATAAAGTTTCTGTTCAGGCTTCTAGGCGTGGAACACTTATGCATAAATTATGTGAAGATTATGTTAACAATGAGGAGATTGATACTGATAAACTAATGCCACTTGACTATCAAAACTTTAATGCTCTTAAAGAGCAGATAGATAAGCACTTTGGTAAAGTTTACGGTCAAGAGATTGCTTTATACTCTGACTTCTTAGAAATGGCTGGTCGCGTAGATTGTATTGCAGAATACAGAGGTAAGCTATCTATCATCGACTATAAGACGTCTAAGAAAGTTAAGAAGAGAGAGAATATTAAGAACTACTTTATGCAAGCAGCTGGTTATGCTGTAATGTATGAGGAGATTTTTAAACAGCCTATTAATCAGTTAGTTATTCTTATGTCAGTAGATCACGAAGGTGTTGTAGAGTTTGTCGAAAAGAGGGATAATCATATTCAAGATCTTATAGATCTTAGAAAAAAATATAAGGACAAACATGGTATATGACCAGCTCAAACTATAAGCAAAAAGAATTTAGTATGACTGTTGAAGAGTTGGTTATGCACGACGACATGACATATATGGATGCCTTGATTCACATAATGGAAAAGGAAAATTTAGATGAAGAAGCTATTTCCAAATTAGTTAAAAAGAATGCTGTGTTAAAGATGAAACTGGAACTGGAAAGTCAGAATCTAAATTTAATTGAAAAAGAAACTGTAACGTTACCACTGTGACACCATTTAACATATATAAGTTTTACGTGGCTATTAAGCGCCACTTTAACGATGAAAAATATGACTTTTTTAAATACAGAGGAAAGCTAAGATTAAATGAAACAAGTTTTGAAAATCGTAAAGACAAGTATCTCTTTACTAAGTTGGCCGCTCAAGATGATTGCGTCTCTTTGGTTGTGGCTGGGGTTACGAGTAATCCAAGTATCTACGTTACTGACCTCCTCTCGGAAGACTGTAAGCGATTACAAAAAAGATACAGAAAGTACCACCAAAGCTTCGAGTACAGCTTCAAAGAAGAAATCAAAAAGTACAACAACTTCGACAAAGCGATCAAAGTCGAAGAAGGCCAATACCCAGAAATAATTTCTGACCTATTACGTGACGAGATATCTCTTGATACTGTATCGGTTGTTGACAAAATCATCAATGGGTGTGAATATTGGTCTCGTCACTTAATTGATCCTATGTGGGAAGACATAAATATGAAGTTGATGAAATATAGACCTTTCGTCGATATCAATACAAAAAAATACAAAACGATTATTATGAATACCTTTGGACAAAACGATAATACAGGAAAATAAAATGAATACACTAGCAGAACTTAAAAAGAACCGTCAATCTAACCTTCAGGATTTGACACAAAAGATTGAGAAGATGAATAGCTCTCCTCAACAACAATCCTCTAATGATACTAACGAATGGAAACCAGTTTTAGGTAAAGATGGTAATGGATTTGCAGTAATTCGTTTCCTTCCAGCACCAAAGAACGAAG